TTTGTATAAAGTGCAGGGAAAGGGGGGGAAAGGGGCCACACGATTTTAATTTTTTGACAATACAAAAGCAGGTGTAAAATGTACGTGCAAAAGCAAATATATTTTGTTAATTTAAGGATTAGCGACCAGTGATTATAAGGAATGCGCTGGTCGCTAATGATTATTCATACATCACTTTTAGCCCTATTTCTTTGGCAATAGCATGCTCAATTCTTGCCCCTTGGCTATCCTCCCAACCTTGTAGCATATATATTCCCTCACAACCTATAAGGTTGATGATGTCTTTAGCTATATGCTCCTCCCATGGGTCTGTTTCAGATAGTCCATTACAAAGAGGATTGACAACCTCGTATCCTAATGCTTGGAGCTTGTCGGCAACATCACTAAATCGCTTGCGTGTGTGAGTTAGGTCTGTGCCGCTAATCTTTCCTGAGATATATAATTTCATATTCTTAACTTTTTGACAATGGTTTGTATTTGCTCCTTGAGTTGAGTGCGTGTGCATGTATTATCAATCACAAAGTGGAAATCACTATCAGGCACATCGTCAAGGTCTATTTCGGAGGGGTGGGTATCCATATTGCCCATTCTGCATTTCACACGGATAAAGACAGGATCAAGTAGTTTCATCTGCTCATACTCCGCTTTGAAGCGCATGTCTGTGATAATCACCCTTGGAAATTCGTAATTCTCATACGCCAATCGCTTTAGCATTAGCTTAGCGAATATATCCTCCCCGAGGAGTTCCTTGTAAAAGTCGGCTGTCTTTCGGTATAGCTCCCTTATGGTTAGGTTGCTCGATATACCATTGACATCTACTAATCGACTTTCTTTGAAAAGGTCTAACATGTAGGGTGTCTGTCCTGTTACTTGGGATACTATTTCTTTGACTGGCTCGGCAAAGGCTCTTAGTTCGTATTTACGTTGGGTGTAATCGTTGAAAAGATTAGCCACTGTGTCCTTACCTACTCTTTTCTTTCCTGATAGGACGATGAGTTTTTTATTCATAGTTGTTCATTTTTATAGGTTCGTATGAGTGCTTTTACAAGGGCTTCACGAGCTTCCTCGTAGGTAAGGTGGCTGTCCTGCTCAAAGTCACTACTCAACTCATTGAGGTAGTCAATGCAATAGGAGTACTCATTCTCTCCATCTTCTCCTCTTGCGGCTATAATACCATGGTAACCTTTGCTTCTGAACCATTCGAATACTTGTTCCCAAGTAGGGAGTGATGTAGTACTTTCATCGGTATTGTAATCGTAATATTCAGGACAAAGCCTATCCTCATCGTCCGTAGAGCATTCTATTCGATGAAAGTACTCGTGCCAATAGCAAAGGCATTCTTCTTTAAACCCTGTTTCTTTGAGTTGTTGGGCTATATCCAATGAGACAAGCCAATTGGGGTAGTTGTTATTTTTCATCTTTGTTGTTTTTAAGGTTATTCTTCTGAAAATTCTAAACTGTCAATCATAAAGATATAATGAGAAGGATCTCCACTATAGCCCTCATCAGTAACAAGTTCTACGGCTTCTCTGTAGGGGTGATTGGTTAGAGGGTCATCATCTTCACTATATACTATTTCTTCTTTGTACATAGCTTGTAATTGCTGTGCTACTTTTTCAGAAACTTCACCACTAAATCTAACTTGGTACGTTACTGTTATACCTAATTCGTCAATTGTTACTTTTTTATCTTTCATCTTTCACGAATTTACCGTTAATCATTTTTCCTGTTCTGTTTTTGATTTCGTTGTAAGCGATGTTCAGACACTCCTCAAGGGTGGTATTTTCTAAGATAGCTATATTATTTAGATAATAAATTATGTAACTAAAATTAAAAAAAATAGTTTTAGGTTGTTCTTCATGCGTTCTACCCATTGTTATAAAAGTGTTATTCATTAAACTACTAAGTTTTCTTAGCGTATATAAAGACAATATCACTTTATCTTCATTTGTTTCGTCTCCAATATTTAAAACATCATTGATTTGTATCCAAGCATCTATTTTCATAAAATAGCAATAGTTAATAAGGCAAATCATAGTATCACCTATCGCATCTTGTATAGCGGGTTTGTCATTGTCATAACACGCTTTGATGAGTTCACCTACTTCCTCGTGTGTCTTAAGGAGTTGGTCAAATGGGGTGCTTTTGTCAAATATACCCCTTTCTTTTGCCCACTCTTGGATAAGTGGGACGAGTTCTTGGATTGTTTTCATTGTTTTATAATTTTTAATCGTTTTGCTATTAATTCTACTATATCCACAGTTACAGCGTTACCTATGAGCTTATAGCGTTGTGTCTTTGCTATGGGCTTGATAGCTCCGTTGTAATCGCCATATTGTGTCCAATTGTCAGGAAAACCTTGCAATCGCTCACATTCTATTTCTGTAAGGCGTCGCATTCTACTAATGGCATAATTACTGTTATGCCTTGTCAGTGCTGGACTTATTCCTCTTTCATCAAATACTCTGTTTTGTTGATAGGGTTGCCTGCCATTGGATTCCTTAGACGGATTTAGCTGTATCACAGTCATGTCTGAGTGCAATCCTCCTGAGTGTCCGCCGCCTGTAAGGGTGGCTGCAACCTTGGGGATTATATAAGTATCATTGCTCCCCATTTTGTGATAGCGTGATGTTATTGTTCGTGCAAGTGAAGTTTTGATACTTGTACGTTTCCTATTTTCTTTCCTTGTCTTTCTGTCAAGTAATTTATCATTCTCTCCGATAGGAAATACTCCTGGGACACTTCGTCCTGCAAGATGTCCGACAAGGTAAATCCGCTCTCTATTTTGGGGTAAAAGCCAGCTTGTATTAAGCAGTTGAAATTCAAGTCTATAACCCCCAATGTTGGCAAACGCTTGGATAATTGCCCAAAAGTCTGCGCCAGCATTTGAGGAGAATGCTCCTTTAACGTTCTCCCAGATAAAAATACTTGGTCTGAGCTGAGCAATGAGGGCAATTGCGTGCGCGATAAGGCTACTTTTGGCTCCTGCGAGCCCTGCACGTTTTCCAGCAAGTGAGAAATCTTGGCAAGGCGATCCGAAAGTGATAATGTCAATTCCTGTAAGGTCTGTGGATCGAATAGTGGTAATGTCTCCGAGGTTTTTTGCATGTGGAAAATTGTATTTATAGTTAGCAATAGCATGTTTGTCTATCTCTGAAAAATAGTGCTCTGTAAATTGGTAGCCTGCCTTTTGAAATCCGAGCGAAAAGCCTCCAATCCCACTGAATAGGTCAATGATTTTCATGTTTTTTACTTAGTTGTTCTTTTTTCTCTTCATCTATGTTGTCCATGTGTAAATACATTATCTCAGTTAAATCGTTTGCGTATGCACTGAAAGCATTGAGTATCTGTGGGTCTATCTTATTGGCCTTTTCAAACTCTTCTACTACTTCGTTGTTTTTCTTCTTGCATTCCATAAATACCTGTTTAAGTCTAAACCTTGGATAGCTTTCATCGATCATGTGAAGTAATTCACTAGTAGCTTTGCAATAGGATAACGCCATAATCATATAATGCGCCATATTTTCCCGCTTAAGGATTGGTTTTACCTGATTTTCACGATAATCAGCTACAGCTATCTCCATAAGGTATTTAGCTTCTTTTTCTGTGATTTGTAACCCGCGGGCTCTGAGTTCTGTTATAAATTTTGTACTTTTCATTTTAAAAAGGTGTGCTATTTTTAGGGTCAATTTTTGGTAAATTATTTTCTTGATGAATATTCATGCTTACGTTTCCTCCTCTTTCAAAAAAGCGCATGTACTGTAACTGACAACCTGCTATTATTCCTCCTGTTGTTCCATTTCTAAATTTAGAAATGATAACTTCCACTTCATTAGTGGTAGGGGTGTTATCCTCCCATTGAGGTATGCCATAGTATTCAGGTCGATAAAGGAAAAGTACATTGTCTGCGTCTTGTTCAATGGCTCCCGATTCTCTGAGGTCGGAAAGCATGGGGCGTTTATCTCCTCGTGTCTCTACTGTTCGAGATAATTGGGATAGTGCTATGATAGGTATATCTAACTCCTTAGCCAACCCTTTAAGAGTGCGAGATATTTCGCTAATTTCTTGGTCTCTTGTTCTACCTTTCAGATTATTGTTGATTAATTGGAGGTAATCGATATAGATAATCTTAACTTTCTTCTCTCTTACCCATTTTTTTGCTTTGATTTTCAAGGATAACAAAGACAAGTAAGGCTCATCATCAATGTATAAAGGCAGCTTTGAGAAAGAACTCCTAAGCCCCGCAGCAACATCATATTCGCTTTGCGAGAGTGTGCCAAAGGCTAATTTATTGCTATCTATCCCCGCATAGTTTGCAAATAACCTCGCAGTTAGTTGTCGTGCGCTCATTTCAAGGGAGAATATCCCTACAGGGTAACCTAAACGTGCCTGATGTAGCGCATCATTGAGAGCGTATGCTGTCTTTCCCATAGCGGGACGTCCTGCAATTATCGTTAAGTCGCTTTGTTGGTAGCCATTGAGTTTGAGGTTGATGTCTCGCACAGCAGTAGGAACGCCTGCACGCTCAGATTTTGGTTTAAGGACATCAGTAAGATAATCTCCTATCTCTTTGGGTTGTTTGATAGATAGCCAATCAGAAACCTTATCAAGCTCTTTGTAGGAATAATCCAATAACTCAAAAATATCAGTATCATCTTCATAGGATTGCTCTATAAGCTGACAACCTACATCAATACTCTTTCTCTTCACATACAACTGCATAAGAATCAATGCGTGATATTGCATATTTGCTGATGATGATACTCTTTCTGTAAGAGCAATAAGATAAGCACTCCCTCCTACGTCTTTAAGTTTACCCATTTTCTTTAATCCATCACTAACTGTCATTAAATCCGCTACTTGAGACGATTTGTATAAAGATAGGATTGCATCATAGATTATTGCGTTTTTTTGATTGTAAAAAACATTTGTGTCTTTTACTACCTCGACAAATTCAGTAACTCCTCTTTGCTCCATGAGCATGCCGCCAATTACAACTTCTTCCAATTCAGGGTTGTTAGGTATTTGTTTATTTTGCATTTCAAATATTTTTTAATAAGTAATTTCATTACCATTCTCATCAAAGCGAATGCGTTTAGGAGCTGTGGTTACAGGAGTATTTTTTGCCACTTCTTGCCTTTTTTTAAGCCAGTTTTTAAAGTGTGTCCTGTAATCTCTCACTTCTTTTAACCGTTCTCCTTGTAACTCCAAATGCTGATTAAAAGCACCTAATCGCTCAGAAAGCATGTTCTTATCAACTATTTTTAGGTTTTTGATTATTGCATTACAAAGATTCTCGTCGTTTAAATAATCACGTTTTAATTCACTGATTGATTTTATCACTCCGTTATCAGATGAGTAATATTTTTTCTCATCAGTGATGGCGGAGGCGTCTTTATCATCATTATCATTTACATTATCATTTACATTTACATTAGGTTGTTTTTGGTTGTTTTTTGGTTGTTTTTCGGTTGTTTCTTGGTTGTTTTTCGGTTGTTTTCTTGCGTTCTGATTACCTTTAGGGGCACCTCCATTTTTACCATTCTCAAACCTTTGATTATTAGCATCTAATTGAGGTTTTATAAGGGCAAACATCGCTTTTGTTATTGGCTTCTGATTTTCAGTTGTTACTCCGTTTAAGCCATACTCCATTATGGCTGTGAGCACTTCTCCCTGAATATCTCTCGGCAATTCATTTATCCCTTCATAAAAGCTCCTATAAAAGACAAAACTTTCTCTTCCCATGGTTTGTTATTTAAATGATCGTTATCTCTCTAACTTTGCCCTAAGCCCTCTCCTTGAGCATACACGCCAAGTACAAGCGAGGGCATAAGACAAAGAATGAATGAGTATCTATGATATTTTTTGCAATTCCTTTTCTTGTTGCTCTTTCTCCATTATCTCTATGAAGTCAAACAAAGTAGGCATGCTTACTTCTTCATCAGCAGCCTTGCAATAAGATGCTCCATCTAAGAAATATTGAGGATTGAGTTCAAAACCTATCCCATAACGACCCTTGAGGATTGCTCGATAAGGCACTGTCATTAGTCCTCCAAAGGGGTCTAATACTACATCTCCCTTATTGCTCATCTGCTCAATCACACGGTCTGCTATATCAAACTGCATTGGGCAAAGGTGCATTTCTTTTCCCTTGCTCCATTGGGAACCATTAAGGGTAAGCATACGAGTAATATCCGTCCAAACTTCTTCACTCCAGCTTTGTGGCTGTAAGAGCATAAAGGAAGTAGGGAGTTTGCCATATAGGTCTAATGTTTCCGCTATCTTCACATTGTGCTCGTGGTTATACACTTCATTAAGAGAGAAGTTTTTGTACTCCTGGAAAATAACATTGTGTGGTAGTTTAGCGAGTTCTTCAGGGGTCAAACAACGATTACCAGAGGAGCGTGTAAACCCGTGTGCATCTATTTGCCACTTAGCACGTGTGTAATCACTTTTACTCTTAACCACTGGTTCATCTGCATAAGCATTAGTTTTGTCAGTAGCTGGCTTTCTAAATAGTAAGAGATATTCAGGCATTCCTACTCCCATTTTAGTACCATCTTTGCATTGTTCACTCCACCCTAAACGATGAGTTTGCTGGTTCTCCCGAACCACATCAGTAACGATGGTTTTCATGCCCATATAAGCAAAACCATGCTTGGTGTAGTGCTGTATGCAATCTACATGGAAAGGATACACGGTTTGCACTCCCATTCCTGATAGACCCATAGGTACAATACGGTCTTTTACGTGTATAGCAGCTATCCTGCCAGGCTGTAACACTCGAAACAAATTAGGGGTGAGATAGTCCATTTGCTTAAAAAACTCCTCATTGCTTTCAGAGTGCCCAAAATCAGCATAATTAGGGGAGTACTCATATTGGGTGCTGAAAGGTATTGAGGTTAGGATAAGTCCCACACTATTATCTTTCAAAGCGTGAGGATTTTCGTTAGGATTGAGTTCTAATACATTGTCATTATTGACGATCTTGTAATTTCTCCCTACTATCTCTATGCGCTCTACCCCTATTTTGCGGGTGAGTACTTGTGCCATTTCAGAATGAGATAGCCCGTATTTCTTGATTATTTCCGTCATATTCTTTACGAGTTTGTTGTGATTTTTCCACTTGGTTTCCAAGGTTTTTCGTACGTTGCGTTCTGCTTCTGTGTATATCAAATCCACACGTACTTTGTTCTTTTGGAGGAAGCGCTGTAAGCGGTGTATAGATTGGATAAAATCGTTGAACTTATAGCCTATTCCTAAGTATATAGCCCAACTGCAATACCTTTGAAAGTTACACCCTGAACCTGCTATCACGGGCTTTGCTCCTAACTCCTGCAGCTCTCCATAGGAAAAAGCTCTGATAATCTCCTCACGTTTTTCAAAGTCTTGTGAGCCATATATAGATTTTAGCGTAGGGATAGCCTTTTCAATTGCTTTGCGTTCACTTTCCAAGTCGTGCCATATTACACGATGCGCTTCAGGGTCTTCTGCTCGGAGTTCTAACATCTTTTGGATACGATCCTCTAATGAGTCTCTTTTCTCCTTGGCTGATGCTTGCAAGCCTAATGCTACATCTTTGAACAAAAGCCCTTGTCCATGCTTATCAAACCCCGCGTCTAAGTGATTGGTAGGTATTTCATGCCAACGCAAATCTAATTCAGGGAGGATATACCCTATATCATCAGCTTCATTTTGGGTAATATCAGAAGGCTTTGTTACAAAAAGTCCCCAAGAGGATACCCATAACCAAAACTCCTCTTCTTTATGAGCATGTAGGGTGAGTTTGTCTGCTTTGGTACTATCACGCTTAAAGAAACGTGTTTTGGCTTGTGATACATCCATTACCCCTAAAAAGTCAGCATACGCTAATAACTCTATATAATCATTAGGGGAGGGAGTGGCAGTGGCTACAAATCGATATTTGATATTATCTGCTCCTCTGCGTTGTTGCATGGGTCCAGCATCGCCTGTAAATAACCTCATAAACTCGCGGAACGTTTTAGAACCTCCTAAACCTCGGAGGATACTCGCCTCATCAAGGCTTGCCACTTGAAAGTGTCGAGGGTCTAACTTTCCATCCCTGATACTTTCATAATTGGTGAGGTATATACCATCCTTGTCCTCTGTTTCCTCGATACGTCGAATAAACTTAGGGGCTACCTCCCAACCAAGGATATTTTTAGCATCCTCGATAAACTCTTGCCGTACAGATAGTGGGCAAACTATTAGCCCTTTGCCACCTCCTGCCTTTTGAAGGACTACTCGTACTGCTTCAAGCTGGGTAACGGTCTTATGTAGCCCAAAAGAAGCAAAGCAGGCACGCCTACCACCCTCTACCATCCACTTTACCATTAATCGGTTATGGGGCTTCATTCGTGGGTTAATCTCATCAAGGCTACAAGGAAACCCTTGCTTAGGAGCTATCTTGATTTTGTTCTTTAAAAATTCTTGATACTCGTTCATTTTTTTTGATTTGATTAGAGATTTGATAAAGATTGCCGCGCGCTCAATCTCCTTTCAAATCGGTTGTTATAGCCCCCGCTCACGGCTCGAACGTGCGGGCTTGCCTATCGGGGGTCACCATGTCTTAGACATGAGATACATAACTTTCCAATGTTAGGTTTGTTAGTCGTTATCGGCTGTTTGTTCTCCTTTGCCTTTGCTTCTATCTATATAGACATGGCAAAATAGATGGTCAATTACAGCTTCTACTTTCATTATCTTTGCCGATAACAGTGTCATTGTATAAGGTTCAGGATTTTCCTTATCCTGCATATACTTATCAAAGAACGCAATACATAGAGGTTTGGTTTCCTCAGCATTGATAGCCTTTACCAAAAATTTATTATGAGTTGTGTAACGCTCATATTTCATCTCCATCTCAGCGATATAACAATTGACCTTTTCATCTTCTCCATTATCCTTGGTTAAGGTTACTATGTACAAATATTCTTGTTCCTTGAGGGATAACACTTCAAAATATCCTTGGTAGTGCTGTTCTATGTAGTCCGTGAGGATCTGCATAGCTACCTCTACACTATTAGCATATAGGAAGAAGGTTTGTTTCTTTCCCATTACCTTTGCCACAGCTACCCAAGTAGCGGCGCTTCCATTCACTAAGGTTGCTTGTCTTTGTATGGTGCTGACTTTTACCTCAGTAATATCTCCGCTTTGTAAGAAGAAATTAATCTCCTCTAAGTTGTGATGGTCTAAGAATGTACCACGTTCAAAGATTATCTCTTTTCGTTCTATATTGACTAACTCCCCTGTGCTTTCATCTACGAAGTTCTCAGGCCATTTTCGGTAAAGCGTCTCTGCTAAGTACTTATCCTTCATCTCAGATAGGTTGGAGGTGGTGAGGATCTCCTCCTCAAAACGATTAACGGTTTCTTTCATTGCTTATTTTACTTTAAATCTTGCTTATTTACTTTTTTACGTTGGTTTTTAGACAGTTAGAAATGATTTTTTGCCTTGCTTAACGAGGCGGAAAAATTGCTTATTCCTCTCTTTTCCTATAAAACCAATATTTCAGGTAACCAATCCTAAATATTTTGTTCAACTTTTCCTCATCAATAGGCGTTGCTGACTTATTATCTATGGCTTTTTTGTACCTTTTTAGTTGCCAATGCTCATTCTCATACGCTGCGACCAATATCCCCGCTTGTTCAGGTACTAAATCCTTGATTTTATCTAAGATGTAGTAAGGGACGGCATAATAAAACTGCTTGATATTGCCCTCGTGATTGTGTTTCTTGTTGAAATCAGCCTTAAAATCACTTACAGATACCTTTATCTCAACTTCTCGGAGGAAATAATTCTTAGTAACTGATAATATATCGCATTCGTGGGTAACGATATTTTCAACTCTATATCCTCGGTTGCTATCATCATCGTATCTTACAGCGTTGAGCCGTGAGAACTTAGGAACTATTACAAGGCTTGACTTTTCAAAGTAATCATATATCAATAGCTCCATTTGTGGAGTGGTTATAGTTTCTTTCATGGCTTATCAATTATCTTCAGGTTCAGGCAAATCTAATCCGAAAAAGTCCATACATAGCTGCCTGATTTGCTGCTTAAACTCCTTCTCCCATTCGTAAGTGGTCAGTTTGGTGCTGCTCTTAGGTACTCTTACCACCTCTCCAGTGGCAGGATTGACACGCTCTTCATAGTTACACGTTGTCTTTAACAGCGTATGCACTTCATTAGGATTATATAACTCCCCCCACTCGTTATAGATAGCTGTCTGTATAAGTGGTATCCAGCAAGCCCAATAGAAGGCATTTTGCTCATTGCTCCTTTTCTTGCTACGCCTTTCAATGGTTATGTTGATAGGCAAGCCTTCAAAGGAGCCAATCGCACGAGTTACCATTTCTCGGTTACCTACCAGCTTGCCGTCTTTAACGGTAGTGGGGATTGTTATCTTTTTCATTGTTATTCTTCACTATTTTTATTATAATTTACAAATTCCCAACCTTGTGATATAAGTAATTCTATATTCTCTTTCGGTATAAAATCATCATATCTATATATGTCCATGCCAATTGAAACTTTTGTTTCAGATATAAATTCCTTTATAGCTTTAATTTTTCCTGATGTGTTTCTCCATTCACTACTTCTTTCGTTATCTTTTTTGTCTTCTATAATACGATGAAATTCTATAACGTCTTCATTGTATGGATAAGAATAAGTGTCAAGAAATATAGTATTTTTATACTTTTCTTTGTTATATTCAACAAATTCATTACTTCCTGGCTTATCTTTTAGTTCTAAATAAATTTGATTGATATAAGTACCTTTATCGTTTTGATATATAATAAAATGCTTATCATTATCTACAATGAATTTCATAAGTGTTGTAGTTTTTACACCTAATTCATTGGCGAGATTATTTATGTAAGGTTTTTTATTAAAAGCTACTTTATATAACTCAAACCTATCTTTTACTTCTTTTAAATCTAATTTTTTCATTTTGTCTTTATTTTGAAAGCAAGGCAGGACTCGAACCTGCATTTAGTCACAAGCCAAAGTGAATGTACGACTCGAACGTATCCTAATCCTGCCAACCAGACGGAGCGACTTCCAATTTCGCCACTTGCTTTTTGTTATTACACTTCCTCTTTAATTAACCATTCTTTAAACCCTTCTTTGTCCTTAGAAAATCCTTTATATATTTTCTTTGTTAAGGGTGATTTAGCTACATCAATCAAAGGAAATAACCTACAAACGATTTCTTTAAAGTTATCAAAATCAATTTCAATACCTGCGCTTACAAAAGCATCATAGAAATAATCTTCATCAATTTTTTCTTCATCTTCTGTATTTATTCCTAAAATAGTTAAGCCTAATATATAGACCTCATAACTATCTAATTCTGTTCTTTTTATTTTTTTATTCATACTTAAACTCTAATTTAAAATTTAGACCTAAACTACTAACTTCTTTTTCTATTACAAGTTCGTTAGCTACATCAAAGCTATTTCGTATGTTATATTCCTTGACTCCCTCATTTTTAAAGCATTGATTTACTAACTTATATAAGGTTGCTGGATTACCATCATCAACTTTACCTGCTAATTTGAGAGGCGTTCCTTCTTTTGAACAGTAGATATAAGCTACTTGAGTTTTTTCTTTCATCATAATAAAGGTTTTGCTATTTCTAAGAGTTCTCTTTGTTCTTCAAGGAATTTATCTCTGATTTCTTCCGTTTTGAAAGAAAACACCCTTTGACATTCGACAGATTCAAAAGTGTCAAATTCTCCCTCATAAATTTCAATACTAAACTTTTTTTCTTCATTTTTCCAATCTGGCTGCCAACCTTCATTGTAATAGTCTCTAAGGAATAGGAGTCTCCTTAATGCTTCCGAAGCATCTGCTAATTCCTGTGTTGGGTAACCTCCATACTCCTCTTTGTCATATTCGCTTTTAGGTTTATAAATGCTCTCTGCTTCTTCCCATGCTTCCTCAAAAGTTGGTACAGGTTCTTTCTGTTCAAAGCCTTGTAAAGTATATGGTGATGTAGATAGAGTTGGAGTTTGTGAAAGAGGTCTCCATCTATTTGAAGTAATGTCATCTCCTATAAATCTACCATCTCCTGTATAACAATAAGTCACTTCTCCATACAGAACACGTAAGCTCATGTCTGCCTTAACTTCTTTTATTTTCAGAGGTGTTTTGCCAAAGAAAACTTGGTCATAGACCTCCATTCCTACTTTAAATACTGTTTTCATAAGCATTATTGATACTCTACAATTAATTCTTTTGAATTTTCATACACAACTTCATTGTCTTCACTTACTTTACTAACATGAAAAGCTTGCCCTTGTACTGTGTCAGGTTCTTCATCCTCAAGGTAATCAAATGGACTTTCTTCAAAAATATTCATCGCTTCTTCGTAGCTGTTAGCTTCTACAACGGCTGTGTAAGTACTTTCTTCCACATGCTCGAATTTAATTACATACTTTTTCATTTTTTCTTTATTTTTAAGTTACTAAAAAGGTACTTCTTCATTGTTATATATTGCAGGGTTAGGCTCTCTTCCGTTGTTATCAAAGATTTGCGGTTGTTGTACCTGCTGTGGTGCTCTCTGTGGAGGAGGTGCAGGCGCCGCTTGTCGTACGGGTTGCTGTGGTGTCTGCTGTACGGGTTGCTGATAAGCTACATTAGTAGTCTGTACAAACTCAATTTTCCATCCCTCAATCGTGTTAAAGTACTTGGTCTCTCCTTGAGGGTTTGTCCATTCTCTCCCGCGGATATTGATATATACCTTTACAATTTGCCCCACTTGCAAGCTGTCTAAGAGGTCACAGCGCTGCTGGGTGAATTGAATGATGATTGTTTGCGGATATTGCTCCTCCGTTATGATTACCAAATCCCGCTTCTCAAAGCCGTTTTGTCCTACCATCTGAGAGGGGAATATCTGCTTTATTCGTCCTTGTATTTCCATAGTTATTACTTTATAATTCTCATTTTCTTGAAGATTTCTAAAGTTTTGTCTTTTGTCAAAGCGTCAAAGTATTTGTTAGAGTCTTCTTCAGTAGCAAACAAATAATCTAAGGATAGCAATAAATTTCCATTAGATGTAGTTGCTTTTGTGGAGTATGTCTCATTATCTCCGTTGTATTCTTTCTGCACGAGTATTTGTCTATCTTCATACTCATATACTTTGCAAAATATGTGTTTTTCCATTTTCTTTAATTTTACCTATAAAAACTTCTACTTTTATGCAGCTCCAAAACCTCGCTGCTTTCCTTTCTGTTTGCCTCAATAAACGCCCTTGCTTGTTGTATGCTAAGGTGTGTATTGATATTGCCGTAAGCGTGGGTATATTCGCCGTTGGCTCGTGCTTCTTCTATTGCTTGCTGTATGTACTCCTCGCAGTAGTTATGCTCAATAGCATAGAGGTCATAACCCTTAGCGGTGATACCCTCCAAATGTACTGTATCAGTAGCGTGGAATATCTTTTTTCCGTTGGGCAGGAATATCCGCCAACCGAAATTAGGTACATCATGGTACAGCTTAATAGGTGATACCTTGAACGCTCCGTAATCGTATATCTTACCCACTTGCAATACATCTATATTCTTGATACA